ATGTTCTGCAAGGAGGGTGACGAGAAAGGTCTCGTCGCCTTCATGAAGTTTCTGGCGCTGTACGAGCGCGACAAGATCATGCCGTTGGTGCAACGGGTGCTGCCGATGCACGTGACCGCCTCGGTGGTGAACCGCGCCTATCGAACCGAGGAGGAGGTGCGCGCGTTGTGCGCCGAACGGGGCATCCCGTTCGAGTCCTTGATCGATCTGAGCATTGGGCTAGAAGATGCGCCTCCCGAGCTGATTGACGTGACACCTGATGACGAAGACCCCATGGATTAATCCGCTCCGCCATTTAGGTCCCCCGGGCATCGCGCGCCGGTTTGGGACCGACGAGGCGCAGAAACCGCTGCCGGCAACGTCGGCAGGTGCCCCGGTGGAAGCGCGGCGGGCTGCATCGTCGATCCGCAAGCACCGGGGAGATGCAGCCCCCACCATCCCGAAGGCGCCGGACCTGGGGAAATCGACGGCGCCGGTTGTCAAAACCGTGGTTGACAAAATCAAGCGCAAGGTTGACAAAATAGCGAAGAGTGGCCGGCCATCGACAACTGGTAAACCATGGATCGCAGCGGGGATCAGCCGGCAGGCTTGGTACAAGCGCAAGGCGAAGGCCAAGCGCTGAACGACGGCCGCGGCCCGTGCGTGTACGGCACCTGCATCCACAAATCCGAGGACATCTGCTTTCGCGGCTGCCCGTATGGTGCCTCCATGAAGAAACCGAAACTGCCGAAGCGAGAGCGGAAAAGGCTCAAGCGGGAAGAGGCCGATCTTAGAGAAGGCGGTGAGCGCGTTGCGGAAGAACGTATGGTTCAGAAGGAACGCATCGTTGCGGCTGCGGTTGCGCGGGAGCTGGCGCGTCAGGTTGATCCAGCGAACTTCCATCGTGCCGAAGCCGTTCTTATTGAAGCCGTGCTTGGTTTGAAATAACGGGGGAAGCCATGACCGATCCCGAACAAGCAACCGGCTCCGTCGAGGTCGTGCAGCCCGAGCCAGAGCAGCCGCCCGCGCCGCAACCGTCGTCGACATTCCAGAAGCCGGCACCGTCAGCCATGGCGGCATCCACAGCCGTTGCCGACACTCATGAGCCGTTCGTTCAGATCACCTCGGAGGGCAATGTCCTCTACGCGTTAGATCGCGGCGGCCGGGTGTGGGAGATGGAAACGACGGCGGCGATGGTCACTCGCAAGTGGCATCCGCTGCCGACCGAGCGAGAGCAGACATGATGAAGCGCGCCCTCCTGTATTCCGTCTATGCGCTTACTGCCGTGATCTGGTTCGCGATCATCAGTCCGTGGTTTCAGTGATGACGACCGGCCCTGGCAAATACAACGAGTTGTGCACGTACGTGCGCGAGAAGGCCGAAGCGTTGGGTGTTGTCGTGCTGATCTTCGAAGGCAATCAAGGAAACGGCTTCAGCGTTCAGGCACCGCCGTCGCTTGCCGGTGCACTGCCGGCGATGTTGCGTGACATGGCCAACCAGATCGAGGCCGATAGCGCATGAAGAAAGGTCCGACCCTCGCCGACGACATCCTGCGCTTCAGCTTCAGTCGTGAGTGGGCGTGGTTTGATCCTGAGCGCACTGTGCAAAGAAAATTGACGATGGCACGCAAGTTTGTGCTCGACGATAACATGTCGGCGTTTCTCGCTGATCTCGCTTGGGCGAGTACGATGACCTGCGCCAAGTCGAAGGTGAAGACGACAAAGCTTCTCGATGGGATGCGCAAGCTGTCGCGCATTCCGCATCGTATTACGTGGATCGAGTGGAATAACAAAGCCAAGGTCGAGCGCGTCAACCAAGCCTATGGCGCGGCCAAGACCATGCAGGGATATCTTATCGATACCAACACCGCACCGTGTAAGTGTGGCTGGTTGATCGAGCGGCATCCGAGCATCGAGACGGCGTTTCGTTCGACGGAGTTTTCATCGGAAGCAATCGAGCGTGGTGGCCTTAGATGGGAAGTGCGATCCACAGACCCATCGCCGAATGCTCATAGCCTGATTTGGTGCAGTGAGGATCATCCACTGCCGTGGCGTAGCGTGGTCGAGACCAATCCTGGCAGTGATGTAGCCCTGAGTGCTGCGTTGACGGGAATGAAGCTCTATCGTTCACCTTATGCTGGGATCATACCGGCATCGGTGCTTAGCGATGATGCTTACGTCGCCTATCGTAAGATGCTGATCGGGGAAATCGTTGAAGAGTTTGGAGAGTCAGAGCGCTACAACGAAAACCTACTCGCTGTCGAACTGCTGCGCGGTTGCGGTGGCGCGATGCGTTACATATGGGCGCTGCTGTCGACGATAAACACGCTGCCGATTTCGAACAAGTTTGTCGCTGCCTCGAAGGGCTATGTCGCCAAAGGGCGCTATCGGAAATTCATCGACCACACTGTGGTCACGCTCAACGTGCCGGAGACGCGCTATCGGCGCATCGCCGCTCATGCCATCGCAGTTGCCCGCCGTCGCGCGCACGAGGTGCGTGGCCACTGGCGCAAAGACTGGCGGCATCCCGGCGAGCGGTTGTGGATCGCAGAGCATCAGCGCGGTGACGCCAGCCTCGGGTTCGTGACGCACGATTACGAAGTCCATCACGAGCAACATGCATGAGCAAGAACGCGCGCACCGTCATGGGTCTGGTCGGTCCACTGTGCCGTCGGTGTGGAATCGCCATGCAGGTTCGCGAGCACAAGACGGTGACCGAGAAGATGCTGCGCCAGTCGTACTACTTCTCGCGCTGGTATCGCTGCGGGAACGAGAAGTGCGTAACAGGCGAGGTGGTGGTCGAGCAATTCAAGGTGTACGTGCGCCAGCCGGACCTGCTGGCGCTGTTGAGTGATCGTGGTGTTCTACCGATCTGATGAAGCAACTCACCGTGTGGTGCTACGGCTATCACGGTTGCGGAACGTGTGATGGAGCGTGTGAGGCGATGAGCGATCCGTTGAAGCACACGCCGATGGCCGAGTTGGATCGTGACAACGTAGCGACCAAGAAGGGGAAGGCGATGAACGACGAGATGCACAGTAAGGACGAAGAGGTGGCGATCCTCGCAGTGATGCAGACGCCGGAGTTTCAGCGCATCCAGACCGACTTTGCGCGCCACCGGTTTCTCAAGCTGGCGACCGCCTATTGGGATTTGTCGGCAGAGAAACGTCGGCGCAAGGCGCGCTCTGCGGTGGTGACCGAGATACAGAAAAAGGCGTAGCCCGTGTTCTTCACCGTGCTGGCCTTCGGGTTATGTGCGGTGTTCCAAGAGCCTGATGCAGTTCTGATCGGCCGCATGGTTGGCAAAAATGGTTGCGTGTTGCAGCTCTTGATCGTCGATACCGAAGGCAACGATACCGAGATGGTGCTCATCGGCGCGCAAAGCCACCGCTATCGCGTGACGATCATGCCAACCTACGCGCTGGTCGTGGTTGACGGGAAAGAGTTCAAGGTGCCGCGAGAGAAGGCGCTGTGAGCAAGCGACCAGGGCTCTATTCGATCGGCGAGACGCAACGGACAGCGCCATGCCCGTGCCTCAACTGCGGCAAGCTGCTCGATAGTGCGACGGGGATAAACGATGCCAACGCTGTGGCGCCGGGCTGCATAACCATCTGTTTTAGTTGCGGGCACGTCATGGTGTTCGACGATAACCTGATGTTTCGTGAATTGACCGATGAAGAGGTGATCGAGGTCGCCGGTGATCCACGCCTCGTCGAATTCAGCAAGCTACGCGCTCGGTACAAAAAATGAACGAGACCACCAAACTGACGTGGAAGACCGCGCCGATCTCCGACAAGCTGTGTGCCGACACCGGCGGGCTCGGACGCTTCATGATCCATCCCCGTGGCGATGGCCGCTTCGAGCTGTGTCTCAACACGTTCCGTGTCGGTGTGTTCGGCAGCATCGAGGCCGCCAAGGATCGCGCCGAGGTCAGCTTCGCTGCGCTGACGCCAATGGCTTCGGAGGGCGAGGTGTGAGCACCCCCGAAGATGCGCGGCGCATCATCAACAAGGTGATCGACCAGCTTCAAGAGGACGGCGAGAACGATCCCGGTGACGTGATCCCTGCGCTGATCGTGGTTGCGATTAAAGTTGGAGTGCAGACTGGTGTGCCTGTTGAGCGTTTCCATACGCTGGTGCAGCGGGTGTACGAGGACGAATTGGAAATACACAAGGCGCGCTCGCAATGAAGCTCGACATCCTCATCACCAAGGATCAGGTCACCATCGAAGGTCAGGTGGTGAAGCGGCCGGCATGGTATCCGCCGTCGAGGTGGGTGGCGTTCTGGGAGAACGTGGTCAATCCACCAAGATACGGTGACGACGATTATTGAAGATGAAACCGGGCGACACCGTCAGGCTCACCAAGCCATTTGAGATCAAGCCCGGCCAGCACAGCTATGGCGAACTACCTGCCGGCGCACCGGTCAAGCTGATCGAGCTGCGCGAGCATTATGCGGTGGTGCAGATGTTCACCTTGCGCAAGGTCAGGTTCGACATTCCTCTCGACCACATCGAGGCGATACCGACATGAGCGACACGAAGCCGTCGGAGTCACGTGACGGTCGGATCGGCCGCCAGCCAGAGAACGTCGTGCTGCCCAAACTGCTGCGCGCGATGGCCAAGGGCACCAATCAGATCGAGGCCGGCACCGATAAGCTGTTGCTGCAGGCTGCCGCCGAGCTGGACGAGGCATGGGACAGCATCATCGAAGGCACGAAATTGATCGCGCGTGCTGCCGATGCGCTCGACACTCCGCGTAGGGCCACTTCGATCAATCTCGCACACTGCTCGAACCCGGACTGCCTGCTGGCGCACATCGCGCTGCTCAATGATGACGACGAGATCATCGCCACCGCAGTGATCGATGGGGATGCGGTGCGCGAGATCAACGATTGGTTGGATTGGTTAGCTCGGACAAAGAAGGAGTGAGGCAATGGCCAAGGCAGCGGTTCTCGTTAAGGACACCGACGGCAAGCAGCACATCATCGTGGTGTCGAGTATCACAGGCGTCGAGTTCGATCCCGGCAAGCCGGCGGTGAAGGCAGAGCCCGCGGTCGAAGCGGTCGAGGCCGATCCTGGCGTGCCAGCCGACGGCGCCAATCCTGGCAGGCCGCCGAAGCCTGCGGTCGAAGCCAAGGAAGAGGTCAAGGCCGAGCCAGAGGTGCCGCCGACCTGCACCATTGCCTATGGCGGCGGTACGGCGAAGGTCAACATGAAGGCCGCCGACCTCGTCGATCTACTCAACTGATGACGCGCCGTTCCACCATCGATCCGCGATTAGCCAAAGCGATCGAGCGGTGGTGGGACGAGAGCTATGACCCGGCCGATCTCGCCGGCTCGCTGGTTCGCACGCTGGCGATGAATGGTTTTGCGATCCTCTACGAACGTGAGCGCCGCCGCGATCGTCCTGCAGACGTGCTCGATGCGCTGATTGCGCAGCGCCGCGGTTTCGAGGTCGATGATCCGGAATAGGAGACTCAGATGGCAGCGTTGGACGATTGTGTTTCCGAATTGCAAGCTCTGTCGGCGGCGATCAGCATGAACGCTGCCGATCCGACGACGGTCGATCTCGCCGCCAAACTCAAGGTCGAAGTCGAGAAGCTCGCCGGTCTGGTCAGCGGTGGCAATCAGGCAAACACCTCATACCCTACGGACGAGGGTCCATCGACCTGACGGTCGATGGCATGAGACCGTCGCCCAACTGGCGGTCATCGGCGTTTGTGCGCATGCAGTGGGTGATCGTCATCGCCTCGATCGTTGGTCTTCTATTGGTGTTGCTGCGGCGGTGAGCTGTGAATATCGATGTCCCAACCGAGCAGCTCGATCTATCGGATCGTTGCTGGCTCAATGGTCAGCTCGAAGCTTACACAGTCAGCGAGCCCATGTTCGCACGTCGGTCGTTCGCCCGCTATCGGCGGGTGATGCGTCCGAACATGCTGTGGGGTCGCTTCCCGCTCGAAGTGTCGAGGGCGCTGCAGTTTTTCTATCGTGACCTGATCGTCGGCAGGCGACCCAAGCTGGCGATCATGGCGCCGCCGCAGCACGGCAAGTCTCTCGCAGCAGAGGACTTTGTGTCGTGGTTGGCAGGCAAGGCACCGCATCTCAAGACGATCTATGCCTCCCATAGTGATGAGCTTGGGGTGCGGTGCAATCTCGGCGTTCAGCGCACCATGCGCTCGCCGCGCTATCAGTCGGTGTTCGAGACGACGATCGGCGACAAGGGCTTCCAGTGCAACACCGACATCGTCGAGTACGGCGGCTATGGCGGGTCCTTTCGGAACGTGACGGTGAACGGCTCGATCAATGGCATGGAGCTACATCTCGGCGTAATTGACGATCCGGTGAAGGGTCGTGCCGAGGCCAACTCGCCGGAGCTGCGCAAGAAGATTTGGAATTGGTACACCGACGACTTTCGTCCGCGCTTCGCTGCCAACAGCGGCATGCTTTGGATCATGACGAGATGGCACTTGGATGATCCGCTTGGTCGCGCGATCGAGAAGGAAGGTGACATCAAGGTTCTCAAGTTCAAAGCCATCGCCGACAAGGATGAGCCCGGCCGCCGCTGGAAGGGTTGCCCGCTATTCCCCGCGTTCAAGCCGCTCGATTTCCTCGAAGCGCAAAGGCGCCTGATGTCGGCGGCCTCGTGGGAAGCCGAGTATCAGCAAGAGCCGTATCTCGCCGGTGGCGGGATGTTTCCGATCGAGAAGCTCAAGGTCATTTCGGTGTTCGATCGTCATGAGATCGTCCGCTCGGTGCTCTCGGTCGACAAGGCTGGCACCCAGGATGGCGACGGCGCCCGCACCGCGATCGTGTTCATGCACCTGATGAAGAACAACTCGATCCTGATCGAGAGCGTCACCACCGGCCGTTGGGAAGCGCGCGAGCGCGAGGACATCATCAAGAAGGTCGCCGAAGTGTGCCGCTCGTCGCTTGCCGGCTTCTGCTACGACTTCGAGGTGGTGGTCGAGCAAGAGCCGGGATCGGGCGGCAAGGAGTCGGCCGAGGCGACGATCCGTAACCTGATGGGCTTCACCACCAAGGCGGTGAAGCCAGGAGCGCGGCAATCGAAGACGGTGCGCGCCGAGCCGTTCGCAGCGCAAGTGCAGGGCAACAACGTGTGGCTGGTCGCTGGCCGTTGGATACAGGACTTTCTCGAAGAGCTGGAGCCGTGGCCGTTCGGTCGAACGCTTGACCAGGGCGATGCCGCAGCGCAAGGTTTCAATCACCTGTGCGGCGGTCCAGCGTACGACCATCAATTCCGCGGGTGGCAGCCGGGGGCACCATGACGACACGGCGTAATTTTCTCAAGCTGGTCAGCTCAGCAGCGGTCGTTGCGACGTTGCCGCGCGGTATCGGCAAGTTCACCGTCATCGACAGTCTCGATACGCAATTCTTCGGTCGTCCGATGCAGTTCATCGCTGATGGATGTCCGATGCCGGAAGGGCTCCTCGAAGGCGTCACCTACTACGTGACGGGGATCGGTCCCAACAGCTATTCCATCAAAGATGGTCTCACCATCGAGGGCGTCTTCTACTAAAAAAAAAGGTCCAGCGTTGGCGTGCCGGACCTCTTGGTAGTCAAACGTGGGTCTGTCGACAGGTGGGTACATTCTGTCGACGGGCGCGATACAATCCGGTGACTGCGGTGCAATTATGTCGGGGGTTGTCGTGAAAGAGCGCTTTTGCCCGAAGTGCGGTCATTCGATGGAATACCATCAAGAGGATTACGACACTGGCATTATTGCCGGGTGGTCGTGCGATGGATGCGGCCACACCGAGCGTGATGATTTCGATGATGACGATCTCACCGAACCGCCCCGTAGCGAGCGATGAGCGAGCAGCTGTCAGCGTCGGTCGGCATCGCCAGTCATGATGGCGTGCATTGGCACATCATGCTGACCTACAGCGACGGTGATGTCCTGCTCAGTGTCGCGACGTACACCGACAGGGCTGAGGCCGAAGCCGCGGCAAGGACCTGGGCGCTGGAAAACTGCGTCCTCCCCACCAAGCAGTAAAATCCATGGACCCGCTTGATGACTGGAAGCCGCCTGATCAGCGGTCGCCCGACGGCGCGATCAGGTTCGACAACTGGCTGCTGATCCACAACGCGATCAACGCCTCCCTCGTGTCGCTCGGCGAACAGCCGTTCGAAACCATTCCGACCGACCTGTGGAATCTCGTCGGCGTCGCAGTGGACGCCGCGCTGTGGGCGGAGCGCGTGAGCTGCATCGACTGCCGCACGCGGCTGTGGCCGCGTGACGTGATCCGCTGTCTCGATTGCAAGGCAACGCTGTGCGTCAACTGCGCGCCGCTGCACTTCCGATCGTTCGGTCGCGGTCATCTGCCGGAGACGTGATTCTGAGAAGGGAGACTGCCCGGTGACTGTCCTCAGATACGCCATCATCGATCCAAGCTTTGATGGTTCTACGTTCGCCGGGCAGACCGTCTATCCCTACAACAACATCCCCACCGTCACGCTCGATACCGTGCAGGCGCAAGCCTATCTCGATGTCGGCACCATCGTGCCGCTCAATCAATGGATTTGGCTGCGCTACTGGCTGCCGGGGGCGGTGGGTCCTGTCGGGCCGCCGGGACCGGCCGGTACGAACGGGTTTCCGGGGCCGCAGGGTCAACCGGGCATTCCGGGAATCCAAGGTCCCGCGGGATCGACCGGGGCAACGGGGCTCGCTGGCCCGCCCGGCCCTCCTGGCGGCCCTCCTGGCCCTCCCGGCATTGACGGCCCGGTTGGCGCTACCGGCCCTGCTGGGCCAGCTGGCGCAGCTGGCGCGGCCGGTCCTACGGGTTCTGCGGGTCCTGTCGGTCCCGCCGGACCTGCCGGACCCCCTGGCTCCGGTTCGCAAGGTCCGATCGGTCCTGCCGGTCCCGCCGGTCCTCCGGGCGCCATTGGTCCGATGGGTCCGGTCGGCGCGTCCGGCTCGGGCTGGACCAACATCAACGACATTCTGTCGACGCCGTTGGTCAGCGGTGAGACGCCTGACACCAAGTCGGGCAACGTGGCCGCGCTCTATACGTTCGGGCAGAACCTCGGCGCCAAGGGGATCGCGCCGGAGATGCCGATTCCGATCATCATGACGGTCGGCAACCCGACGCTCATACAGGTCGATGTCAACAACACGCTCGGTTCGAACAGCGGTTTGACCCTCACCTCGGCGGTGCATTTCTTCAAACCCAATCAGCCGTTCTACCTCGTCGGGTCCGCGGGCGCGGTGCTGCCGAGCGGCGTCTCGTTCAACACGATGTACTACATCACGGCAGCCAATCTGCTGGCGACGACATTCAGTTTCTCGACGACGAACAACCATGGCAGCACCGGCCTCGGTGGTGCGGCTTACTGGACGGCCGAAGGTGCGCCGGTCAACACGACAGGCGCGGTCAGCGGTCAGATTTGGATGGTGCTGTGCAATCGGGATGTGAACATCTTCATCCCGCAAGGTTCTTATCTGGGCGGCCGGTACGGCGACAACACCGTTCCAAATCTGGCGCTGACGCCGAATGGCGTGTCGCGCATTCGGTACTGGGCTTATGGCGCCATATTCGACACCAAGGTCAGCCTCGGCACGAACGCGCAAGGGGCCATGCAGGACGCCAAGACGTGGGCGTCGAACACGATCTACGATCTGGTCAACACCACGCCGACCGAATCGAACGTGGCGGGGCTTGATGCGATCGTGCGGATGCAGACGCCGGCGAACGCCGCCAACTATTACATCGGCGCCTGGGTCACGTTCCTCGCTGGCGATCTGCAGAACGTCTACGGCAAGCTCAACTCCGGTCCGCCGAACAATCAGTTTCAGGAGTTCAAGCGGATCAAGGCGATCAACTACTCGACCGGCGACATCACCTTCGACGGGCCGTTGAAGTGGGTCTACCTGTCGACCCTTCCGCAGCTGTACAACGCGCCGGGCAAAATCTGCGGCGGTTGCGCGCTGATGGCGCTGATGCATCCGTCGTGGGACGTTGACGTTGAAATTCGCGGCGGGCGGTGGATCGGTCAATCGACCGTGCAGAACGCGCGACGCTTCAAGCTGATCGACGCGGTATTTCAAGGTTTCGGCAATTCGCCCAGTCATGCGGCACCGAGCGTTGCCCAGTCGTACGACTACGAGAACTGTACGTTCGGTCCCAGCAACTCGTCTGGGGTCGAGTACATGGAAGTCGACAAGATGCTGGAAGCTCTCAGCATCGACAATTGTCGAACCTCGAATCAATACTCGATCGCGTTCTTCAGCCCGTCGGTACAGATCGCCAGGATCAACAAGTTCATCGGCGCCCATATCTCCGGTTCGCCGCGCGCGCTCAATCTGACGAATTCCATCGTTCAGGATTTCAAGGTCGGGCCGTTCATCGGCGTGACCGATGTCTGCAACGTGCAGAACAATCACTTCAGATATTTCGACATGAACGGGCGCAACGACGACGCGCCCTATCTGCGACCGGAGAGCACGCCCGGCGCCGGCAACGGCAACGACATGACGCTGCTGGCCAACTGGTCATTCAACGGCGGGACGCTGACGCGAAACATCGCGAATGGCAGTCCCGGCTACGGTCAGGCGATGTGCGCCGAGATGATCGGTGCCAAATATTATATGACCGACGCCGCTAATCAGTACAAATACTATCAGAACATGGGTTCGCCGTTCACTATTCTGAACATGAAGATGGACGGCAGCGGCAACTTCTCGATGGACACGTCGCTGCAGGCGATCCCGGGTCGCCAGACCTCGTCGACCGTCACCATCGACTTGACGGCCATGGTGACGTGGCCCGGACATAACCTGCCGGCCGGCACGCCGTTGGTGTTCACCACCACCGGCGCAATGCTCACCGGGTTGAAGGCCAGCACGATCTATTGGCTGATCAATCCGACCACCAGCACTTTCCAGCTGTCGGCGACGGTCGGTGGCTCGCCGATCGCGGTGTCGGGGACGCAGAGCGGCATCCAGACCTGCTACGCCAATCCGCTGATGTTCAGGCCGCATCCGTGCGGCAGCTTCACCGCGATGAGCAATCAGGGTTGCGCCTCGATCATCGACCACAACGGCGCCATCGACGAGCCGTTGTTCTCGCGCCTGAAGCGAGGGTTCGTCGGCAGGCAGACGAGTTACAATCCGGCGGGAATGCAGGCGCCCCAAGGAAAGCTGTGGGGCTACCTGAAGAACATGATCATCAACGTCGATCAGCCAGCGACGGCGGGGACGCTGAACATCAACGTCATCGGGTTTACCCAGCCCAATCTTCTGCTCAGCGTGTTCTCGCAGACCATCGACATCACCAAGCGCGGCATCCGCACCATCGGCAGCACCGGCGTGACCGGACTGCAGGGCGCCGACGCGCTGGTCGCCTATCCCGACTGGCTCAGCGGCATGGTGACTTTCACCTGGACCGGTCAGCCGACCGCCATGGTCAACAGCGCGGCGATCCAGCTGGAAGCGTACAGCGATCAGGGCATCACCAAGTTCGGCAACATGATGGGCGCGCCGCCAGAGGGCGCCAACGGTTACACGTGGCAGTACGTCCATGACGGCGTCATCCAGTCTTACGAAGCGCTACCCTAGATAAGGGCACGGCCGCGCAGCCGTGCGTTTCCTCCCTGACTTGGCGCCGATAACCGGCCAATCTGTCGGCGCCCTTTTTCCTGACGGAGGAACGCATGAGCCTCGCCTTTGACGCAGCCCGCCGCTCGGTTGATCCGACCGGCACCTCGAAACTGCGCGGCAAATTTCGAAGCGATCTGCAGCTGCGGTTACGCATGCTGAGAGCCCAGATGCGGGTCGCGATAGTGGAGCATGATGTTCTTGCGTTGGGTCGCGGCGGCATCATGTCTTACCACCCGCCGGACGTACGCTTGCGCGCATTCACGCATTGGCTTGAGGTCGCCGTTGCGAGCCTCGTCGCCGGGCATTGGGTGCGCGAGTACATCGTGCGTGCGTGCGAAGCTGGTGCGGCGGCAGCGGTGAAGGAGCTGGGGCTAACCATCACCGTTGCCGCCCATCAGGCAAACAACTTGCTCGAAGAGCAGACGGTGAACGAGATCGCCGGCATCGGTGACGCGGTGATCCAGCAGGTCACCCGCTGCGCGATGGTGGTGATCCGTCGCGGCATGAAGGCGCCGAAAGCCTACGGGTTGCTGGCGTCGACGTTCGACAAGGTGGCGCTGTCGCGCACCAAGGCGCTGGCCGATACCGCGGTAGTCACCGCGTTCAACCATGCTAAGCTCGATACCTACGAGGCAGCTGGAATTAGGGAGGTTGGAGTTGACCCAGAGATTCATCCAGGGACCGTACGGCCCCATACCGGTGACGCAGCCCGGAAATTCAACCGTACGACTGTCAGCCGGCGCGGTGCTTGGTCAAAGGCCAAGGCAGTTGGTGTCCGTACAGCCGGGGACCAAAAAGTTTGCATCTTCTGCGAAGAGATCGCCGAAGGCGCTCCCTACACGACCGATGAGGCGCGGGAGCTGATCCCAGCTCACCCACATTGCAGATGCAGTTTCTTTCCGTGGTACGACAAACGCTTTCGTCGTGACAGCTCATTGGCTGGCGGGCCGTCATGATCCGGGTGTAATGAGAGCCTGCCGACGATCGGTGAACAGGGAGAAAACAATGAACGGATTTTTGGCCTTTATCATCCCGGTGACAGGTGGCGGAGGTGGCGGAGGTGGTGTCGACCCGGGATACGGCGTGCCCGGGTGGCCGTCGCATCCGATTGCGCCCGGCGGTCCGCCTCCGGGCGTGTGGCCCGGCCCTGGCCAGCCGGCACACCCAATCGCTCCTGGCGGTCCTCCCCCGGGCGTGTGGCCGGGTCCTGGGCAGCCTGCTCACCCGATCGCTCCCGGTGGCCCACCGCCCGGCGTATGGCCAGGGCCAGGGCAGCCAGTGCATCCGATCGCCCCTGGGGGACCGCCCCCGAGCGTTGCGCACCCGATGCCGCCGATGGTCTGGCCGGAGCCCCCAGGCGGTGGACCGCCCCCAGATCAGGGCGGCAAGCCGCCGCACGTCGAGCACCCGATCCCACCCACGGTGTGGCCGCAACCGCCGCAGCCGCTGCCGCCAAACCCGCCGTGGTGGCCGGGCCATCCGGAGCATCCGATTCCCCCGGTGGTGTGGCCCGATCCGCCGCCGCCTCCCGGCACGCTGATCGATTGGAAGGCCGCGTGGTCACCGACAACCGGATGGGTCGTGGTCGGCGTCCCCAACGTGGAGCACCCTGCGCCGTCGGGAGCTGGGGCAGCTGCCGCAAAGAAGTAACCGCCTGAGATTACTCACGCACAACGCACGCACAAAAATGCGCATCGTTGTGCGTGAGCTAGTTCATACAGGCTGATCACGGGCTGCGGCATCATCACGGTGTTCGGTGTCCCAGTCCGTGGTAGCCTGTGTAAGTTCAAGCGTATGCAATTACGTGCAAGCGTGGCTCCCCGTGGGAGGGAGCGCTGTCAAGGACGGGCCACCGAACTCTTTCATCAGGAGGCTCGTTATGATCAAAGTCCTTTGTACAATGACTGCCGTACTCATGCTCGTAGGAGCAGCTGGCGCGGCAGAGCAACAGCGGGAGAGGGCAGGCGTCACCAGCTACGGCGCTGGCTTCATCCGCGGCCACGAGGTCGACGGCAACGGTCGGTTCTCCGATCGGACGCCGACCTGCTATCGTGCGGAGTATCTCGCCCAGCGCAACGCTTCGGGCGCGTGCTTCTAAACAGAAATCTTGGCGGGGGCGCTTGCTGCGCCCCTGTTTTGCGATACGGTTTCCATGTGGATGAATTGCCGTCCAGAGGAAGCCACCACGATGACGAAGACGCTACTGGGCTGTAGTGACAGCCTGCCCACCCACATCGACATCACCACCCTAAACGCCGCACTGCTGATGCTCGTCGCCACGTTCGTCTTGGCGTTCGCGCTGTTCATCACCTGCCGGATGCTGCCGTCGGCGCAGAAGCCGTACATCCGGGCACGAAAAAGCCGGGTCCTTTCGGACCCGGCTGAAATGATGTAGTCTCACTTCGCTCCTAAAGAGTGTCTCATCACGGAAGCCTCTCCGGGCTCTTGCGCTCCCGGGGAGGTTTTCCGTTTCCGCTGCTCGCGCGCTTCGGCGGCGAGCCGTGCGTTGGCCGCCTCGACCTCCGCTTTGATCATGGCGTCGAGGACCTGCATGCCACTTAGCACCATGTAGGCGACCTCGGTTGCCTTCTGCTTGGTGATCTTGGGCGCGGTTGGCTTTCTGCGTCGCATAATAGTATCTCCGGTTTTCAAACAACCGAACCGCGTTATTGCGGTTCGTGGTCATATTATAACACGCGCGGAAACGCGGTTTCCTCAGTTTGGCGCACATCAATGGGTTAGCGGGAGGTTTCGACCGTAATCGTTGGCGAAAATAAATCCAAAACATGCTTTTCGGCAGCTCGTCGAGGAGATCATCAACCGTGAGATATCAGGTCCTCGACCCCAACTTCAGCAAGGGTAACCTCGGCGGGAATCTGATCACGGTCATCGACGGCATCCCCACCGTCACCATGACAGAAAAGCAGGCGTCGTATTGGCTCACCCAGGGCGCGGTGCTGCCGCTTGGCGCTGCCGGCCAACTCGATTATCAGCTGGCCGGTCCCAATCTCGTGGTCGCCGCGCTCGGCATCGACGTGCCGGACTTCCACCGGATGATAAACTTCCCGACGGCCGCCCCGGACCTGTCGGTTGCTTCGCCCGATATCGGAACGCCGCTCTGTCTTCAGGTGATCCGCGCGCTCGGTGTCGACTGCGCCCCACTGGCGATCGATACGCTCGCCCTGCATCAGGTCTGCCAGCTTGGCGGCGTGGGGATGGAGGTCACGTCACCGGACTTCACGAAGCCGCCGCTGTGCGGCATGTACTACAAGGTCACCGCGATCGGGATGGCCACGGCATCGCCCGCGATCGGTGCCCCGGCGGTTCGTCAGTTCGCGCTGTGCGTCGCGACGCCGTTGACGGTGGGATCGCCGGATGTCGGCGTCACCACGGCGCCGACCCTGACTGCGACGGCATGGGCGCCGCCGCAGCTCGCCGGTGCCTCGGCAGCGCTGTTCGCTGATTTTGCTGGCAACAACTTTGTGGTCAATAACTCGCTATACAGCACCTTGGCCAGTTGGCTCACGGCGCTCGGTGGAGCGTATTCCCGCGCCGGGGTGGCGAGCTACCTCGCCGGTGGCATCTTCAACACGGCTCCGGCCAACACGCCGCGCTATCCGACCGATCTCGCCGGCATTCCACTCGGGCTGCGGCTGACCGGGCCGGTGACCAACCTGATGCCGCATTCGGAATACGACAGCACGGCGCCATTCTCGGTTGGCGGTGCGACGTTTACGCCCAATGTCGCTGCGGCCCCCAATGCCGCCGCCACGATGACGGCAGCGTCGTTCATCCCCAGCACCGTCAGTACACCACATACTGTCGCCTATGCGGCCGGGATCGGCACACAGACTTCCGGCAACATCTATACCTATGCGATTGCAGTTCAGCCGTTCGGTCCGAATGCGAATAACTATCTCTTGCAGCTCGATCCGCGCAACGCCGGTGTCGAAACTCCGGTCTTCAGTTTTGTCGGCAATGGCTCGGTGGTGAACAACATCGGCGGCGCGACACCGTTCATCATTCCATTGGCCAATGGCTGGTTCATCATCGGTGTCACGTTCACCAATTCGATCACCGGCAATCGCACCGGCTCGGTGAGCATGTGCAATTCCGCCGGCAGTCGAAGCATTCCTGGCGATGGCGTGTCCGGTTGGAATCTATGGGGACAGAACTACACCCAGACCAACTTCCTCGCCGATTACGTGCCAACCGCGACCGCCACCGCGACCCAGGCCGGTGATCTGTTGTATTGGCCGACCTCGCCGTGGCTGGCAGCAAGCGGCACCTGGGCGCACAGCGGTTCGGCGGCGCTGGCGTTGGTGACGCAATACGTGATGGGCACCGACGACAACACCGGCAACTTCGTCGCTGGCGCCTCGATGCTCGGCCGGCTCGGCAGCGGCAACAACAGCATCGGCTTCGGCGGGCAGTCGTCGCTCGTCAACTACGCGGCCAGCACCATCATCAGCAAGTACAAGTACGCTTGCATCTACGACGTGCCGACCACGCTGCAGCGCGTGGTCGATGTCAATGGCGGCAGCAGCGAGAACAACACCTTCGATTACACCGGCACCGGGACGGTTCGATTCACCTACGGGAATATGCGGACGCTGAACCCAGTCTCGCCGCTCTACGGCAACGTGAAGACGCTTGCCTACTGGCCGCAGGCGGCGACGGTGGCTCAAGCCGTTTCAATGTTAGGAACGCTCCAATGAACGTCGCCGCGCCCAACATTCTGCGCTTCCCGCGGGCGTGGTTCGATTCCACGCGCGACAGCTTCCAGAACTTCCTCGCCGGCTTCGGTGTGCCCGGTCGCGACAAGGCGGTGTCGCAGTTCTGGGCGTACTATCCACTCACCCTCGATCAGCTCGAAGCCGCCTATGCCAGCGACTGGGTGGCGCGCAAGATCGTCGAGATACCGGCGTTCGACGCGACGCGATCCTGGCGGCTGTGGCAGGCCGACAAGGAGGATCAGAAGAAGATCGAGGAGGCCGAGCGCAAGTACAATCTGCAGCGCAAGCTGCTCGACGCGTTGATCAAGGCGCGGCTCTATGGCGGCGCTGCGATCATCCTCGGCGTCGATCAGGGCACGTTTCAAGAAGAGCTGCAGATCGACAAGGTCGGCAAGGACGATCTCAAGTTCGTCCATGTGGTGAGCCGCTATTCGCTCTCCGCCGGCCCGACGGTCAAAGAGATCACCTCGCCGTGGTACGGCCATCCGACCTACTATCAACGCGCCAACACGGTGACGGTGTCGGCGCCCGGCGGCGTCGAGCCGATCGGCGAGCCCACCATGGGGCAGCTGCCCGGCGACATGCTCTACATCCACCCGAGCCGCGTGATCCGTCTCATCGGGCTCGACTATCCCGATATCGAGCGGGCGCCGGACGCTTGGGGTCTCACCGTGCTGCAGCCGGTCGCCGATGCGCTCAAGGCCGCCGGAATGGTGACCTCGTCGATGGCGACGATGATCGCCGAGGCCAAGCTCGACATCATCAAGGTCCCGGCGCTGACCGCGAAGATGCAGACCGCCGACGGCACCCAGAACGTGCTCAGCCGGTTCATGCAGACCAATGTCGCGAAGTCGAGCATCAACGCGCTGTTGATCGATAAAGAGGAGGAATGGGAGCGCCATCAGCTGCAGCTGTCGAACTACGACAAGGTGTTGTCCTCGTACTTCCTGCTGTGCTGTGCCGCCGCCGATGTGCCGGCGACGCGTTTCATGGGCCGCGAGCCGGCCGGGCAGAACGCCACCGGCGACAGCGACACGCGCAATTACTACGACCGGCTCGCATCCGACCAGAAGGTACGCCAGACGCCAGCGCTGCGCCCGCTCGACGAGGTGCTGCTGCGCTCGACCTTCGGCACCCGCGACGACGCATGGCGCTACGACTGGAACGCGCTGTGGCTGATGTCGGACGCCGAGAAGGCCGATGTCGAATTGAAGAAGGCGCAGGCGCATCAGATCGATGTCAATGCTGGTCTCATCTCTCCGCACGTGCTGCAGATTGGCCGCGAGAATTCGCTTGTGGAGTCGGGCTTCCTGTATCCGGGCATCGAGACTGCTATCGAGGAGGAGGCTGATTGGGAC